GTGCTTGCCGTTCCGGCTGTTGTAAAGCTGCTTTCCAGTCCTGCCGTATTCACGGCGATCCCGGAAGTGTCTAAACTGTAACCCGCTACGCTCTGGCTGAGGCTGGTTGTAAACGCCGTCCCGCCTTCCATTCCCGTCGCGCTTAGGTTCGTCGTAAGTGCTGCGCTGTCAAGACCTATACTGGAAGGGTCGAAGGTAAAGCCGCTTAAGCTGTCCGTCATTCCCGTGGTGTAGGCCGTCGCCGCTGCTGTTCCTGCTGCGGTTGCTCCGCTGGTGTCTACGCTGCCAAAGACTCCGGCTGCCATGCTGTTCGCTGCTGCCGTTACCGTTCCGGCGTTGCTGCTGATTCCGGACGCGTAGCTGTCAACAACTGCAGCGCCCTGGCTGGAAGTGTCCGGGATGTCAACCTCCCCGCCTGTAAATAGGCTCTTAATTGCACTCCATAGGCTCTTTCCGGTGCTCATAATTCCGTCAATCAATCCTTTTATAATCTGGATCCCTACGTCGAGCCAATTCGTAGATAAAATCGTGTCTATAATCGCCCCTACAAGCTGCGGTATGGCCGCTATAAGCTGCGGTATGGCTGAAATAAGGCCCGTCGCCAGGGTAATTATGATCTGGACCGCTGCCTGGGCTATATTTCCCAAATTCGCTATAATTCCCTGAATAAGTGAAATAATTAGCTGTATGCCGCCCTGTATGATCATGGGTAGCATCTGCGTTATCCCGGAAACAAGGCTTATAATAATCTGGACGCCCATCTGCAAAATAAGCGGCAAATTTGAAATAAGGCCCTGGGCCAAACTCAAAATAAGCTGTATACCCATCTGCAGAAGCTGCGGAAGCATGGATAAAATTCCGGTCGTCAAACTGCCTATAAGCTGAATAGCTGCGCTTATCAACATGGGCGCGTTGGCTCCTAAACTGTTTACCAATGTCTGAACCAGCATAAGGGCTGTCGATATGATCGTAGGCAATCGCTGCGTAATCCCGGCTACAAAATTCGTGATTGCCTGGGTGCCGTTGTTTATAAGTGTCGGAAGCTGGCTTGTAATGCTGCTCGCCAACTGTGTTATTATGTCGATCCCCGCAAGTAAAACCTGGGGAACCAATGAAAAAAGACCGTCTATGAAAACGGTCAAGGTCTGCGCTGCTGCGTCTGCCAGGGGGCCTGCGTTGTCCGCTATTCCCTGCACAAAGCTGCCTATAAGGTCAACGCCCATAGAAACTACCTGCGGTACGTACTCGGAAATTACGCCCACCGCTTCGGAAAGGCAGCCGCCTATGGCTCCGACCATACCCTGCATCCCGCCTTCGCTGTATGCCGCGCTCAATTCCTCAACCATACCGGTTGCAAGCTGCGTCATAGAACGGAGCGGCCCGTTCAAATCCTGGTAAATGCTGATTCCCAGGTCTGAAAGTCCGGACTGCAATATTTTTATATCGCCGTCCAAATTGTCAAGCTGTATAGAGTACATATCCTCGCAAGCTCCGGCGCTGTTCTCAATAGCTGCGCTTAACTCGTCCCACCGGTCGGTGCAATTCGCCAGAAGCGCGTTCGCGGATGTAAGGTCTGTCTTGTTAAAAATGGTACTGATAATACTGTCTTTTTGGGCCTGCGTCATGCCCTCCATCGCGGAGCTCAGGTCGCCAAAAATATTATTAAGGCCTCGCATATTCCCTTCGGCGTCGTAAACGTCTACGCCCAGGCTTTTAAGTGCCGCGCTGGCGTTGTCTGTTGGGCTCTGCAAGGACAAAATAACATTCCTTAAGTGCGTTCCTCCCTCGGCTCCCTTTAGGCCGTTATCTGCCAAAATACCGAGCGCCGTGTTCAGCTCCGTGGTTCCCCCGGCAAGGTTCGCGCCGGTGGCTCCTACTGTAAGAATTGCTTCGCCTAACTGTGCTACAGAAGTGTTGGCTTTCGACGCTGTCTGCGCCAACTGATCCGCGAAGCTGTTTAAGTTTTCTTCCGTAGCCTCAATTTGCAAGGCGGACATACTGTCCGTTACCATATCGCTGGCCGCCGCCAGGTCCATAGCTCCCGCCCCTGCAAGTTTTAAAACCGTCGGCAGCGCCGTGGCTGCCTGCTCGGCGTCGTAACCGGCAAGGGCTAAATAGTTTAAGGCTTCCGCCGCCTCCGTGGCCGAGAAGGCCGTAGTACGTCCGCACTCCCTGGCCGCCTCCTCAAGCGTGGCCATAGCTGCCGCGCCCTCTGCTGTGTCGGTGTCTAAAAGCATGGTAGCCTGCACCTGGCTCATGGCGGTCTCAAATTCTTTACCGACGTTTACGGCCGCGACTGCTATTGCTCCAACTGCTGCAGCGGCTGCGGTAGTGGCGGCGGCGATGGTTTTCGTAAGTCCTTTTATCCCGTTCCCGGCAGCGCTCAAAGCTCCCGTAAAGGAAGACTCAACTTTACCCGCTATTTTTATAGCAAGCTCCATCTCTTTGCTGCTACTTGCCATACGCTTCCGCCACCTCCTTTGCTATGTCGGTAAGGTCAAAAATAGACAGGTCCTCAATATCCTTGAGGCCTGTCTTTAAAAGAATGGATAGCCGTACCGTTAATTTGCGAAGATGCGCGCCGTCTGTCGGCTTTAATCCTCGCCGTAGAAAAAATTTGTTACTTTGTTTTTTACCTTGATCGCTTCCTTCGGCGGCAGCGCCTGGAAAAACTCGACCGGCATCTTGGTGGCCTTGCTTGCGAAAATACAAGCGTATTCCAGGGACATCTCCGGTAATACGTTAATGCTGCCGGACCGCTCCATCGTGCGCTGCGCCTGGATCATGTCTCTGGCGCTCAAGTCCTCCAGGCCGCTTAAGTCGATCTCCGTGTAGGTCTCGTCCTCAAACAAAAACGGCTTACGGAATTTAATTAAATACTTGTTTTCCTCCTCCTGCTCCTGGGCGGTCGTGGTGATCTCTTTCTCTCTCTGCTCCTGCTCTCTGGTACCTACTTCAAAAGTTTTATTGTTCTCCATAAATTACACCTGCTTTCTAATTTTTGCCAAAAGATCAACATTGTTTACTTTGTACTGGAAGTTAATCTTATCAAGCTCAAACTTCTTTTTGCCGTTTACCTCAATAAGAATATAAATAACTTCCACCTTTACTGCGGATCCGGTTCCTTCTCCCTGCTTTACCTTGCCGCCGGTAAAGCCTTTACTCTTGCCCTTAATAACCACCCGGCTCGGCATAAAGTCGGTCGCCATCGTGGATTCCTGGATCGCCTGGGTGCTCATCCTCAAGGTAAGGTTTACGGCCAGCCCCTGCTGCAAAAGTGCAAACATATCCTCGTTTAAGGTTCTGAAAGGGATCTCAATTTCCGACGCGCCGAAGTGCCCTAAGAGCGGCTCGTCAATCTCTCCCAGGAAGCCCGGCCCGCTGATCGTCTCGGTTAAGGCCTCGAAGTCCGGCAGGGTTACTTCGTCGGAAATGCCGACCAGCTTAGTACCTCCGTTGTATACGTTATAGGCGTTAATTTTCGTAGCTAACATTAAGACTCACCTCCTGTAAATGCTGCCTCCAACAAATCCGGATCAAACTCCAAAACGTCCAGAATGTCCTCGGCCGGTGTCCAGGGCGCTAAATGGTGTAAGAACTGCATTTTGCCGCCCATAATGTCGTTGATCGTGTTCTCCTGTTCCCGCCACTCAATATAGGCCCCGGCGCACTTCCCCTGCGCGGCGTAGGAATTGCCGCGGACGTTTTCGTCGTCTACAATAGCCTCAACTAAGCGCGGGTTATTGTAATCATCCACCCGTTCGTGGTAGGTCAATATAAAGGAATTTCCCCACCAACTAAAGAACCGGCGGCAACAAAACCATCTATCTTTCGGATCGCTGGAAGTCGGATAAATAGCCGTATTGTTTCCCCAGGTGGTCCAGCCGGAAAAATTGTTAAAGGTACAAACTCCGAAACTGTTTACCAGGTTCGCCTGCTGCTCGTCTAAAACGACTTCCGTTCCGTCCTCAAGGCAAAGGCCGGAAATACCGACCGCCTTGTTGGAAGGGCTCAAGCTCGGCACGTCGTCGTTCCCCGCGTCGATGTATGCGGTAAGTGCTGCCTTGATCGCGCTGGCGTGGTAAATCTTCTCTCCAATCTTTACGCAAGGCCACTCGACGCTCAAGTGGTTGCTTACAAAGCCGGAAGCCTGCTTTACCGTCAAAACGTCCGTATACTTCCGGGCCCCGCTCTCCTCCGTCGTGTCAAGGTCTACTACGGCCTCGCAGGAAAATACGCCGTTAATCCCGGTACACTTGGCCGCGATTGCCGCTCCTACGTTCGGCTGTTTGCTCCATCCGGGGGAAACAAGCAGGCCGGGGGTAAGCTGCAACAACGGGAAGATCTGGCGGATAACCTCCAGGCCCTTTTCCTCTCCGGTGCTTACGTTGTACCCGCCGATGATATCCTTGTAAGTAATCTCGGAAGGGTCGATAACGTAGCCGGAAACGGTAAGCGCGTTAATTCCGGTAGCGTCTACCAGGGTAATAACTGCCATCCCGTCGTCGTCGAAGGTAACTATATAATCCGTGTCGGCCTCCATCTCCCGGTCTCCGGATCTTACTTTCAACGTATCGGCCAATACTCCGAAGGTCTCTATTACTGCCTGGCCCTCTATTACTTCCACTTCCTGCTCCTCCAGGGCCTTCCTGTGGGTCTTGGGGTCTAATACGTTGATCAGAATAATAGGCGCAATATTCAAAACTCTGAAAGAAGCGTCTACCGATTCGCAGATGTTATAATCCTTAAAATTGTCGCAGTACCCTACGGCCGCGCTTGCCTCTGCGAAGCTGTACGCGATCATAGGTCTGTTTGTAGCCTTGTAAGGGTCCTCGGCCAAATTTACCGGCGCTACGCCGATAATAACCTGCAGCCCTGCGGTGCCCTGTCTCGGCGTCGTTAAGCTGGTAGGGTTTTCCAGGACTCTTACTCCGTGGTTGTATGCCATCTCGCTTTTCCCTCCTTATCTGTTTTTCTGCTGCTCCTGCAGCTTGGCGGAAACGGCGTTATATAAATTATTAAGCGCCGTCCCCTGGGTCGTGATCGCTACGCCTGCGGTTGCAAGGTTGGAAATGGGTACCAGAAGGCCCTTAAGCGCCGGTACCTCCCCGATCTTCTCCTGCAGGGGCTCCGGCAGCCCTCCTACGTATACGGTCCCATTGATCGCTACGTTCTTAATGTCCGGGCCAACGTAGGCCACCGGCTCTTTGTCGCCCTCCTTCGCCTTGCTAGCTGCGGTCCTGGCGTCTACGGCTGCGGCCGTGGTCGCGGTTGTCTCTGCCTGGTTTTTCTTTGTTCCACTCATATAAGCGGATCCTCCCTTCTTATAGCTGCTACGCTGAAAGTCAAGGCCATTCCGCCGATAAAATACGGGTAGCTTCCCTCCTCCTGGAGCGACCACTGTATCGGGTGTAAACACTCGTATTTCCGGGCCAAAATAGCGTTTTTTGCGAAGCGCTCATATATTTTCTGTATCATGTTTAAAATGTCTTTGTGTCCCTGGTTATTTAAGTTGTCGTCGAATACTCCCAAAATAACCATAACTGTTACGGTCTGCTCTCCGTCTATGGTTTTTATTTCCCCGTCCTCAATACGTACAATCGCATAAGGGTAAGGGTCCTCAACCTTAACCGGATCCGTATCTTCCGCCAGGCCCTCCTCCAATAGCTCCGGGGCCACCTCGCTTTCTTCGGGTGGCGTCGTCGGTGCCGGGATCGGTAGCTCCTGGAGAAATACATTTATTTCGCTTAACTCCCCCATAGGATTCTTTAAGCGGAAGTCCTTAAAAATCTCCTTAAGCTCCTCCGCTAAATCGTCTTGTAAGAATGTGGCCACCATTTTTTACGCCTCCAATATCTTTCTAACCTGTTTATCTATGTTCGCCTGCAGGTTCTGCTGTATCGTCGGTTCTACAATACCGTATACCCGCTTTTCGTTCCCGATCATCTTCGGTATGCTGTTTGAAAACAATACCTTTATAGGCAGCCGGGAACTGCCGCGCCGCTGAACCACCGAAGCGTGACCGCTGCCGAACTTAGAAACAAAGGCCTTTATACCGCCTTTTTCCAGCCCCTTCATGGAACCGGAAGCCAGTACCTTTGCTTTCGTAATCGACGGCCGCTTGGCTCCGGTTCTGGCCGTGGCCGGGCTGACCTTAAAGTCCTTCAGCTCCATCGGGGCTCCGGTTGTCTTTATGGTCGCCTCAAGGTTTCCTTGCGTGGCGTTCTTAATGGTCATCGCT